CAGAATGTGATAGCCAAGCAGAAAGAGACCATCGAGGCCAGTCGCGTGAGTGAGTTGCAGAACCTCATTGATGAGTACAAGGCCTCGCTTGACACTGGAGCCATTGATGCCGAGACAGCAGCAACCCAGGCGAACACTTTAGCGAAGGAAGGAAACACGGCAGCCATCGATGCCGAAGTCCTGGCGATGGAAAATGAGTTGCGCGCCAAGTTGGCGGCAGCCGAAGCAAATTATAACGAGGCCACCAGCCAGGCTGCCGCTGCGTCGCTTCGTGTCGATGCCGCAAACGATGCGGTGAAAGCAGCCGAAGAGCAATATGAGGCGGTGCTTCGTGTCGGTGACGGGGAAGCGATAGAACGTGCGGAAATAGAACTTGCAACAGCGGCAAGTGATGCCAATGCTGCTGCGACCGAACTGCAGACCGCACGTAAGAATGCCTCAGCCGCCGCAAGCCAGAAAGAAGCGGCTGCAACCAGGCTGTCCACATTCCAGACTCAGGTTGACACTATCCAGAAGAATGCCAACACCAAGGCTACCGGCTTGTGGGCGGCAGCCACGAATTTATGCACCAAGGCGATGCACGGTCTGAAGGCAGCCTTCATGTCTAACCCGTTCGGCATTGCACTGGTGGCTATCACTTCCATCATTGGTTTGCTCTCGATGTTCTCCTCTGAGACAGACGAGGCGGCAGATTCCGTTGACCGCTTCCGGAAGAAGGTCATGGAGGAACAGTCACAACTTGACTCCTACTATACCGTATTGACACATGTGGAAAAAGGAACCAAGAGCTACAAGACCGCACTTGAGGGTATCAATGCCTTGGCACGTGAGTACAACGTGGAGCAGATAGGTGTCAATGACACGTTAGAGGAGCAGAAGGAAAAGTACGAGGCACTGACAGCGGCCATCAGACAACAGGCAGCCGAAAAGACCCTTGCTGAAGCAGCATCCAAAGCCAACGAAGATGCGATGAACGCTGAGAAGGACGCAATGGATGACCTTATAGACGCTGCAGAAGACGCATCGCATTCCGTCATGGAAGAGGCCAATGTGTACAATGCCACTTTGGGAGATTACGTGTACCAAACAACAATGGTAGAAAAGGCCTCCCAAAATATACGAAATATCACTTCCGCTACATGGAATATGATTTCAACGGAGGTAATGTCTCATTCCCAACAGATTTCAGCCGCTTTTGCAAAATCTGCGGAAGACGGCAAAAATGCTGTAGAAGAGCAGGTGAAAGCCATTGAGGACATTCTGCGATCATTGGGTGTAACAGATGAAGAACTGGAGTTTTTTCATGATAATCTTTATGACTATGTTGAAACCTCCGCCAAAGGTTTTACGGAAGCCTATTCAGAACTGGAGCGTACACAGGCACAGTTACAGGGTATCGCCAATCAAGTGGTTCAGACCAAAGACACCACCAACGATGCCATTGACAATATGAACTACGAGCAGTTGGTGCAGAAGGTCCAGCAGGTGGAGAATGAAATAGAGACCACCAAGGCAAAAATCGATGAAGCCAACGCCAAGAAGGTTGACATTCAGACCGACACAAAGAGACTGGAAGACCTGAAACAACTGCTGATTGAAATAAACGCCTTGATACCCGACAAGTTGACCGAAGGGTCTGAGGCCGATTTGCAGAAACGTCTGAAAGACGCACAGGACAGGCGCACCAATGCCATTCCTGGATCAGAGGAATGGAACGCTGCTAACAAGGAGGTGGGTCAATTAAATGGACAGCTTACGAAGTTGCGCGGACTCCATGCCGAGACCGTCAGCAGAAACTCACGCCGTACAGGTGGCGGACATTCGGGCGGCGGACATTCAGGTGGTGGGCGCAGTGGCGGAGGCTCCGGTAGTAACTCTATCGTCAACCAGAAACGCGAACAGCAACGTTATCTGGAGTTGCAACGAGAGCAGGAATTGGAACGTCAGCGCCAGGCAGAAGATCTGGCATTCGAAACGGAGCAACATGAGATTGACATCATGGAGGAGGGCACGGCAAAAGTCCTCAGACAGATAAAACTTGACTACGATAAAAGGAAAGCGGAGATTAGACGGGCCTATGAAGACCTGAAGCAGGATAAGATTGAGGCTGCGCGTAAGGCTTTCGAGGCCAATCCTGCCAACAAGGAGAAAGTCTTCGACCCGCAGGCCGTTGACACATCATATACAGAGGAGGAAATCAAAGAACGGCAGAAAGCAGATGAAGCCAACGAGAAACAGCGCATACGCGCTACGGAGGCTGTCTATGAAGCGGAACGCCAGTCGATGCGTGATTTCCTGAAGGAGTACGGCAACTATCAGCAGCGCAAGCAGGCTATAGCCGAGGACTATGCCGAGCGCATCAAGAGAGCGCAGAACGAGGGTGAGCGTCTTCGTCTCCAGAAGGAACTGGAGGAGCAGCAACGTGCTGAGCAGACCGCCATCAACGAATATCTGCTGCTGTATGGCGACTACCAGCAGAAGAAACTGGCGCTTCAGGAGGAGTACGCTCTGAAGATCAGCAAGTCGAAGAATGCCGGTGAGCGTCTGACTCTGGAGCGCGAACTGGAGGAGAAACTGTCGGAACTCGACATGAGCGAACTGGAGAAGTCGATCAACTGGGAGGCAGTCTTCAACGGCCTTGACAAAATGTCGATAGAGCACCTGAGGAAGTTGAAGGAGCAGTTGAAGGAAGCCCTCAACGCCAAAGACATCACGGCAGAGAATGCCGCCATCATATCGGAGCGCATCAACACCATCAACGGCCAGATTCAGAAGAAATCGAAGGAATGGCAGAGTGCCTTCGGGCTCGTGATTCCTGAGCTGGAGGAGATACGTCGTCTGGAGCGTGAGAGCGAAGAGGCCCAGGAACGTCTGGCGCAGGCTGAGAAACGCCAGGCCGAAGCCCTCAAAGAAGTGGCTAAGACCCGGAAGGAAATTCTGGAACTGCTGAAGCAGGAAGGCATAGAGGCCGACGAAAACCAGATAACCGCCACAGGTCAGGATGCTTTTATAGGTCAGTTGCAAGGTCAGGGCAAAGATGTGACGAAACTGACAAACTTGTTTTCCAAGTTAGGCAAGCAGGAGCGCAATGTGACCCAGAGCACCGAGGCCCTGTCGCAGGCCCAGGGAGAGGCTGGTATGGCCGCAGAAGCCGCCGGAGGCAGTTTTGCCAGTACGGTAGCCATCATTGACGCGATAGTGCACGGCATCAATGACAACGTGCAGTCGGCCAAAGAACTGTTCGAGCAGATGGACTTGGCAGACACCAAGTTCGGCAAGGGCTGGAGTGCATTTGCCGAGAGCAGCCAGTATGCCACGGACGCATGGGAGAGCCTGAAAAGCGGAAATATCATGGGTGTGGCCAATGGCGTGTACGGTTCGCTTCGCACCCTTGGCAATGCCTTGGGCTCATGGGGTATTCCAGGTTTTGGTGACAGCGACACAAACCTGATAGAAGACATTGAGCGTCTGACCCAGAGCAACAAAGACCTGGAGCAGGCTATCGACAATCTTGCCGACGAACTGACAGATGCCAAGATGAGCGATGTGGATGCCCTCTATGACCAGCAGAAAGAGAACATCAGGAAGGTGGAGGCGCAGACCCAGGAGATGATGAGCCGTTCGGGAGGCGCCTACAGCAACGGTTTTCTCGGCATCGGCGGTCACCACTCGTCGAACCACAAAATCAACCAGGGCATGAGCGGTGCAGAATGGGACGCCATCAGCAATCTGCTGGGCAAGAGTGTGCGCAGTGCAGGTGACTTCTGGGCGTTGTCGAGCAAAGAGATGTACGAGGTGGCCACAAAACTGACCAGCGAATACAGCCATCTGAAAGACCTGGCAGACGATGGCCATGAGAACGCGGCCCAGTTCATGGATGACTATATCACCTACTGGAAGGAACTGGAGGAGATAGAGAATGCCTACCGTGAGAAGATGACCGGTCTGTCGTTTGACAGTGCTCGGAGCTCGTTCAACAGTCTTGTCAAGGACGTGAAGAACGGCACGAAAGAGATGCTGGCAAGCGTTGACGACATGTTTGAGGACGCCATCCTGAACTGGCTGATGTCGGAGAGTTACAGCGACCGTCTGCAGGACTGGTACGAGAAGTTTGCCGAATATATGAAAGACGGCTTGGAAAAATGGGAGGCCGACGAACTGCGTACATGGTACAGCGGCATCTTCGACGACATGAACAGGGAACGTGACGCGGCATACGACGCAGCCGGCATTGATCCTGACAAAGACGGTACGACTCAGAGCGGCAAGGCCGGTGCCTTCGAGACGATGACACAGGACCAGGGCACAAAACTGGAGGGACTGTTTACCAGCGGTCAGCGTCACTGGGCGAGCATGGACGAGCTCCTGGGCAAGATAGCCGACCGCTGGGGCGGACTGATGGACCGTCTGGGTGAACTGGTTGAGAACACGAGTTACTGCCGTAAACTGGACGGCATCGCCGATGACATCAAGACGATGCGCCGTGACGGCATCAAAATGAGATAATGACTATGGCAAAGACAGAACAACATATACTGAGCGGCCAGGTGTTGGTGAACAACACCGACCTGTGGGACACCTACGGCGTGTTCCTGCGTGAGGAGCGCAAGGGCGGGCATGAGAACCTGAACGCCCTGTTTGCCCCTGCGAAAACAAAGGGGCATGTGGCCGTGAACATCAGGGAACAGGACGGCGAGGACATGGGCGACACGCTGGACGTGAAGAGTGAGGCCCGAGATGTTACACTTCATTTCGCCCTACAAGCAGACAGTGCATCGGAATTTGTGAGCCGCTATCAGGACTTCATCCGTTTTCTGAAAACCGGCAACAGCGGTTGGCTGACCTTCAGGTTCCCTACGCTGGGGCTGGCGATGCGGATGTATGCCGTTGAGTGGCCCAATGGGTTCACCGCCATCTCGAACCTGTGGGTTGAGGGTGAGCAGTGTGGTGCCTTCAAGGTGAAATTCAGGGAGCCAGTAGCATCATTTTAACGACATTCAAACGCCATTAGGACATGATAGAGATATACGGAAGCAATGACCGGCTGAAATGCCAGGTGGAGGCAGGCAGCAGCAGCCAGCAGGATAAAGCCCTGCAGAGCGACAATGTGCTGAGCCTGTCGTTCACCCATTACGCATTTCTGGAACTGGACGTGAACGACTGGTGCGAGTTTGCCGGTGAGCGTTACTGGCTCCAGGAGAAATACTTGCCCAAGCAGAAGAATGAGCATGAATGGGAATACAACGTGAAGCTGTACGGCATCGAGAGCCTGATCAAGCGTCTGCTGGTGCTTCAAAACAGCGATGGTGAGAACGAGGCCGTGTTCACGCTGACCGCTCCTGCGAGTGAACATGTCCGTCTGATAGTACAGAGTATGAACGACGGTATGGACCACACGACGAACTGGAAAGTGGGCGACGTTGTGGCGACTGAAAACCTGACCATCGACTATGACGGCACCTACTGCGACGAAGGTTTGCGCCTGGTGGCGGAAGCAGCCGGCACGGAATGGTGGATAGAGGGCGAGACAGTGAACCTGTGCCGTTGTGAGCAAGGTGCTGAACTGCTGCTGCGATATGGTGAAAGCCTGTTGTCGCTTGACAGGGACGAGGCAGACGGTGTGAAATTCTACACTCGCCTGTTCCCGATAGGCAGCAGCAGGAACATCGACCGTAGCAAGTATGGCTCAACTCGTCTGCAGTTGCCCGGTGGCGCGAAATATGTTGACATCCCCGACCTTGTGGAGAGGTATGGTGTGTTCCACCACTACGAGCAGGAAGCCTTCAGTGGCATCTATCCGCGACGTGTGGGGGTAATCAGCAGTGTGCGCTGGGAAGAGGTGAAAGACCCGGACGGAAACCCCTTCACGATATGGTATTTCAAGGACAACGGCCTGACCTTTGACCCCAACGACTATGAGATAGCCGGCCTGGTGAAACATGTGTCGTTCCAGAGCGGCGAATTGGAAGGCAGGGACTTTGAGGTGAACTACAACAGCAGTACCCGCGAGTTTGAGATTATCACGACGTGGCCATACGATGACGACATGCAGCTGCCAGACGCACACGGTGGGCACCTTGTGCCAGCGCCTGGCAACACCTATATTCTGTGGAATATCAGGATGCCAGACGAGTATTATGACCTGGCAGAAAAGGAATACCAGTCGGCAGTGGAAGCCTTCAACCGTGAGCACTTGCTGGACAAAAGCGTGTACAAAGCACCTACGAATCCGAAGTGGGTGGAGCGTAGCGGTGCCCAGTTGTATATTGGTCGGCGTGTGCGCTTGGAGAGCCAGAAGTATTTTCCGAAACTCGGCTACAGGAGCAGCCGTATCACTCGGTTGACCCGCAAGGTGAGCGACCCCTACCAGATAGACCTGGAAATCAGTGATGCCGTCTCGACTGGCACAATGACGAAGATTGAGGACAGCATTCATGACGTGAAAATGTATGTCCGCGAGTCGAGCAGTGTACTTCCTGACATCATACGCAGTTGGGACGAGACCAAGCCGACAGACAACAACATCTACAGTGCGCGGCGGACGCACAAGGAGTTTTTGAGCAAGAACACGGCAGACAGGGCCAAGAAGAAGATCATCTTCGACGAGGGCATCGAGGCTGGCGACTATGAAGCCGGTGAACGAGGCGGCTATATCGACGGCCAGGGCAATGCCGAACTGCTGACGCTGGTGGTGCGCCAACTGCTGCGCAGCGCGAGGTTCGTGGACGGCTTCGGCGGTGAGGGATGGCAGTTGTGGATAGACGAGCAGGAACTGGCTAACCTGACCATCGACAAACTGACGGTGCGCCAGGTGATGACCGTGTTTGAACTGCTGGTAGAGAAGATCCGTAGCGTTGGCGGTCAGATTGTGGTGAGTGCCGCCAATGGAAAAATAAAGACCGTTAAGGAGGTGGACGGCTACTACAAGATCACCTTCGAGCAAGAGAATACCTTTCAGGCACATGACCTTATGCGTTGCCAGACCTTCACGGGCGGGAACCTGAAATCGTACTGGGTGGAGGTGGCTGCAGTTGACGGCAATTCGGTACTGGTAGAAACGAGTGAGTTTGACGCCAGTCTTCCGGCTGAAGCCGACGAGGTGGTGCTGATGGGCAACACCGAGAACGCGCTGCGCCAGAACCTGATACTTATATCAGCCACCGAGGACGGCCAGCCTCGCATAGACGTGATGGACGGTGTGAAGGCGAAGAACTTCACGGACTGCCTACGTGCGCGTCTGGGCAACCTTGACGGCATCAAGGATGACTGGTTTCCGGCAGACAACCAGCCCCACGGCAACGGCCTGTACAGCGACAACGCCTACCTGCGCGGCACGTTCCTGTTGGTAACGGGCGAAGACATCAAGACCAAGTTTGAGATAACTGAGGGCAAGATAGCAAGCAGCGTGAGTGCGCTGCGTCAGGACTTCGCCATAGACAGAGGCTACCTGAACAACCCCAGTTTCGACGAGGGTCTGAGCAAGTGGCTGACGGAGAACGAGACTGTCTTCTGGCTGGTTGGTAACAAATGGATCTGGGCCAACGAGAACGTGCTGACCAAGAAAGGCGACGGTGCGAGCGTGACGAAAGACGACGGTCGTGTGGTGGTCAGAATCAAGAACAAGTATATCACCCAGAAGAACGCAAACCTGCGAAGCAAGCCGACGATGGAGACGAACCCGACGACGGGACTGAAGGAGGCGAAACCGGTGTATCTGAGTTTCCTGTACCGCTGCGCAAGTGCCGGCACGCTGAAGGTGCGTTTCGAGGGTGTTGACAAGACCGGCTTCGAGAACTTCAACTCTATGGACGTGGAGGAAGAACTGGCAGTGACCGACGGCTACAATCAGTACACCTGCAACGGCTTGTGGAACGGCACAGGCGACTTCAAACTGAGTTTCACGGGCAACATCTACCTGTATATGCTCATACTGAGCACCGACAAGATCGAGAGCCTGACGTATAAGTACCGGACGCTCTTCGAGCAGAGTGAGAAGCTGGTGAAGATAGCCGCGCAGAACTTCGACCAGAACGGCAACGTGCTTGCCGAGAGCGGTATCATGGTGAAAGCCGAGGGCACCGGCATCTATGCCCAGGGTCCCGATGGGAAACTGGCATTGATAGGCGTTGGCGTTGAGGAAAGCTACACCGATGAGGACGGTCAGGAAAAGACGCGGACGGTGATTAAGCTGACCGCAGACAACATCAAACTGGAGGGGCTGGTGACAGCGAACCAGTATTTCAAGATCAAGGCTGACGGCAGCATCGAGGCAGTGAACGGTAAGTTTGTCGGCCAGGTGAATGCACAGAGCGGCTTTATCGGTGGCTTTGTGATAGCCAATGACCATATCGGCGTGGGCAGTGTGACCTACGAGGAGGATGAAGACGGAAACCTGCAGCCAGTGATACATGACGAAACGAACGGTCTGTTCCTCTATGACAACATGATAGGATTCAATGCAACGAACCGCCAGGCGATATTCGGCACTTGGCACAGTCTGGGCCAGCCCATGCTTGTGCGCCTTGTTGACACAGGCGAGGAGTATCTGCCCAAGTGGGGCATCGTATTCGACATCAGAAACTCATATAGCGCCAACCTTGCGTTTGCAGGAACCGGTAGTGGTGCGCTGAACGGATTTGTTGACGGTTACAAGTTCAAAAAGGTGACTGTGGACCAGGCAAACAAGATATACGATGTAGGCATGAGAGACAGCAACCGTCTCATTGTGAACTGTACTGCGAGTAATGCCGGCATATCCCTGCCAAGGCTCACGTCAGTGCGTGAAGCCCTTAGCATAGGCAGCAGTACCCCATTTGCTGTCCGTCTAACAATAACGTCAGACCTTGGCTCTAATGATTTTTCCATCTACGGTAGGAACACGAAGACTGACAGCAGTGGGAATCAGCCTTGGAACTCTGAGGACTACCCCCTGTTCACCCATTGGAACGGTGGACGCTGGGAGAGCCTTGCGATGGGTCAGGGCGACTCTATAGAGGTGCTTCTGGTATATGATCCAGACAGAACATACACGATAGAAGGTTTCACAACAAAATATACAGCGAGAGCAATCAACAGACAAGATTAACAATATAAACTCCTTACAATATGACAGATCAAGAGAAACAAGAACTGAAGCAGGAGATAATCACGCAGATTAAATCCGAGAGCCAGGACGTGACGGAACTGGAGCAGGTGTCGTCGCTTGAAGGCATCAACACGTTACCTGCCATGCGCGGGACTACGCTTGTCACCGCCCCCGTGAGTCTGCTGGGCAAGCCTGCGACCGATGCAGCAGCTCAGGCACTGGCAGCGAAAGCGGCGGCAGAAGGAGCAGCCGGAACCGCCAACACCGCAGCCAGCAATGCCGACGCGAAGGCGCAGGCAGCAGAGACAGCGGCGCAGGAGGCCATCGACGCCAAAGAAGCGACGGAGGAAGCCACCGAAGCAGCCCAGAATGTTGTGGAGCAGTATGAGGACGTGGCAGTGTTGGCCCGGAACGGTGCCACCGCCCGTTTCTACGGCATAACAGACTTGGCGGAGGTGGAAGTTGACAGTGAATCGACCCAGACAAAGAACCTCCCTGTATGGTATGACGAGAGCCGCCAAGTGTTCTATGTGACAGAAAACAACGTAAACTACCGCGTGTTCCCTGAGGTCGGCATGTATTCAGACAGCAACTTCCATCCGCTTAAGAACAAACTCTACCTGCTGGGCGATACGCTATATGCCTGGAGCGACGAAGAGGATGCCCTTGTGGAAGCGAGCGGCACCGGTGGCGGCAACACCATCAACGTGACCGAGACCTATCCGCTGGACAACGGCTTTTACACCCTTGCCACCGCCATCAGAGCCGTGGAGGAGAAGAAGCGCGTGAAAGGCGCGTGCGTAACCTTCGAGGTGAGCCAGGGCAAGTGGCAGACGAAGCAGTTTGTGGGTACCAGCCTGACCAGTTGGGAGAGCGAGAGCAGCTGGGACGACTTCGGCGGTGGCGGCACTGTGAAGAGCGTGACGCTGAACGGCCAGAAGAAGACCCCCGACGCCCAGGGCAACATAGACCTGACGGTGGACGAGGTGACGGTGGACGCCAGCCTGGACGCCCAGAGTACGAACCCGGTGGAGAACCGCGCCGTAGCCGGCAAGTTCAGCGAGATAGAGAGCGCGACCCTGTTTGACAGCGACGTGGAGGAAGGCGACGACGGCACCCAGACGGTGACGCTGAAGAACAAGAGCGGTGCGGCCATTACCCAGTTCACACTGGCAGCCGGTGGTGGCGGTGGTGGCGGCGACACCCAGGCGACGAAGATTGTGCTTGGTGCCAGCGTGAACCAGGGCATCATCAAGGAAGGCGGAAACTGCGTGCTGACGTGGAACTATGACCATCAATATACCAGCGGCGATGATGCCGGACAGACGACGGGGCAGAAGGCAACGGTGGAGATAAGGGTGCTCCGAGGCTCCATCCTTGCCTACAGCGTCACGACGGAAGACGTGAGCAAAGGTACCTACACGCTGGACGTGAGCAAATACCTGCAGGTGGGTACGACGGACATCTATGTGAAGGCGACGACCACCGACCCGACGACCGGCAAGACCCAGACGAAGCAGGCGTATGCGAACGTGAAGGTGGTGAACCTGAGCCTGCAGAGCAGTTACAGCCTGAGCAGCGGTCTGAGCAGCGGCGGCTACGGATCAACGGAAAGCGCGGTTATTCCCTACACTGTGCAAGGCACCGGCACGAAGGTCGTCACCCTGTATGTGGACGGCAGCCAGTATGAGACGGCCACCGTGACCAGGAGCGGCACGACCAACGGCAGTTTCACGATACCGATGAGCGGACTGACAATAGGCCGTCACACGGTGCAGATGGTGGCCGAGATGGAAGCCAGCGCCGACCTGACGCTGAGGAGCGAGAGCATCTACATGGACATCTTCAAGGCTGGCAGCAGTGCCCCGCTGATCGGCACGAAGCACACGTTCCAGGACGGACGCATCTTCACGACGGGTCACCGCACCCCACGTCTGGCAGCCGGACAGTATGAGCAGCTGACCTTCGAGTATGCCGTGTATGACGCAGGCGTTACCCCTGCCCCGATGAGTGTGTGGCAGAACGGGGAGAAGGTGCAGGACGTGTCGGTTCCCCGCAGCACCCAGACCTACGCCAACCGCTTCACGGAGCAGGGCGCACAGACCATGAAACTGGTGAGCGGCGCGACGGAATACCCGTTCTATATCGACGTGAGCAAGAGCAGCATCGACGTGGAGGAAGCAACCCTTGACCTGCGGCTGAAGCTGAGCGCCGCCGGCAGGAGCAACGGCGAGAGCGACCCCGCGCACTGGGAGCACGGCGAGGTGAAGACCACCTTCGAGAACGTGGACTGGCAGACGAGCGGGTGGACCGGCGAGTCGCTGAAGCTGATGAACGGCGCGAAAGCCTACATCGACTTCAAGCCCTTCACGCAGGATGCCGCCACGACGGGCCGCACGGTTGAGGTGGAGCTGAAGGTGAGCAACATTACGGACAAGGAGAGCGACGTGGTGAGTTGCCTGGACGGTACGAAGGGCTTCCAGATCACGGCAGACAAGGCCATGATGTACACCGGCTCGACGAAAGAGGTGGAGGACGAGGACGGGAACAAGACCACCCAGCCCGTGGGCGTTGGCCGCCAGTACGGTCAGGATATGTGGGTGAAGATTGCTTTCGTGATTGGCAAGCGCTCAGAAGGGCGTCTGATGGAACTCTACGTGAACGGTACGCGCTGCGCTGCCGACATCTACGGTGACAGCGACAACTTCATGCAGGACACGCCGAAGGGAATCACGCTGGACAGCACGGGTGCAGACGTGGAGGTGCGGACGGTGCATGTGTATGACCGTGCGCTGAGCGACGACGAGGAGATGGACAACCACATCGTGAACCGCCAGACGCTGGACGAGATGGCCGCCCTGTTTGAGGAGAACGACGTGCTGGGCGAGGACGGCAAGAGCATAGACTTTCAGAAACTGAGGAACAAGGGCAAGGGCATCATGCTCGTGGTGCGCCAGGGCGGACTTGACCCTGTGAACGCCGAGAACAACAAGAAGACCGACTTCCTTGCCGACGTGCACCTGTGGCTCCCAGACGGACGCTACATCTACCTGCACAACGTATATATCAGAATCCAGGGCACGAGCTCGACGAAATACCCGACGAAGAACTACCGCATCTACTGCGCGAAGGGAGAGAATCCGGAGATGTATATCAACGGCGTGAAGCAGACGGAACTGAAGATAGCCCTGCGCGTAGGACAGAAGAAAGTGAAGATCCTGTGCGCCAAGGCCGACTACTCAGACTCGTCAATGGCTCAGAACACCGGCGGCGCGAAACTGTGGAACAACCTGATGAAGTCGCTGGGGTTCCTGACCCCGCCTCAGCAGGTGGACAGCAATGTGAGGACAGCCGTGGACGGTTTTCCTATCGACGTGTTCTCGGCAGAGAGCCTGGAGGACACGCCGACCTACTACGGCCAGTACAACTTGAACCACGACAAGAGCGACTGGCAGGCTATCATCGGCATGGAAGGCGTGGACGGCTTCACGCCGACAGAACCCATCGCCTTCGAGTTCCTGAACAACACGCAGCCGCTGTGCCTGTTCCAGGGACAGAGCGACCTGGACGCGCAGGCGGCAGCGGAGTTTGACAACGCCCTGGAGTTCAACTACCCGGCGAAGACGGGTGGTGAGGATACGAAGTGGGCCAATGCGCCGACGGCGAAGAAAAACGCCTTCAAGCGTCTGTGGGGCTGGATTAGGGACTGTGTGCCGGCAGGCGCGACACCGAGCGACGTGAGCACGTTTGTCTCGAGCACGTTCAAGACGGAGGTGAGCCAGTACCTGAACCTGAACTTCCTGCTGTGCTGGTGGCTGTTCACGGACTACTTCGCCAACGTGGACCAGCGCGCAAAGAACATGATAGCCGCGACGTGGGATGCGCTGGTGTGGTATCTGCTGTATTACGACGGCGACACCCAGATAGGCGACCGCAACGACTCGATGCTGGCATACCTGTACAACGTGACGCGAGAGACGTGGGACAGCGACAAGAACAAATACGCTTTTGAGGGTCACGACTCGTGGCTGTGGTGCCTGGTACTGGCCAACTTCAAGGATGAGATCAAGGCGATGGCCACGACGATGAGAGAGAAGCTGACCGAGGAACAGGTGAACCAGATGTTTGACGAGGAGCAGCAGGGCAACTGGTGCGGACGCGCTTACAACAAGAGCGGCGAGATCAAGTATATCAAGCCCCAGACGGAGGGTGTGCCGACGAAGACCGGCATCGTGAAGTACCCGTATATCTACGCCCTGAAGGGTGACAAGCAGGCATTCCGCCACTGGTTCATCCAGAACCGCTTCGCCCTGCTCGACGCGAAGTATGAGACGGGCAACTATCTCTCTGACAACATAGACATGTATATGAGCCGCCAGGCGACGGAGGCGGCCAACACCATCGTGGTGAAGGCGAGCGAACTCTACTACTTCGGCTACGGCACGAACAACGCCCCCCACCTGCAGCCGAGCGAGGAGGCCAAGAAAGGCGGCACGGTGACGCTGGTGTTCAGCAACGCCTTCACGGTGAACGACCCGATAAGAATCTACGGCGCGAGCCGCATTGCCGAACTGAACATGGAGGGAGCGGCGAACAACCTGACGGGTGACCTGAACCTGAACAAGTGCAAGGTGCTGCGTGTGCTTGACCTACAGACGAACGGGAGCGGCAGCACCGGCTGGTGTCTGGTACTGGACCAGTGCCGCCAGTTGACCGACGTGAACCTGTACGGTCAGACGAGCGCGAAGACCGGCACGCTGAGCAGCACGGAACTGGACTTCAGGAACCAGACGCGACTGAAGACGCTGGACGCTCGCGGCGTGAACGTCCAAGCGGTGCTGTTTGCTCAGGGCTGTCCTCTGACGACCGCCAAACTGGGCAGCAGCATCCAGACGCTGAGACTGGAGTATCTGCCCGACCTGAAGGAGAGCGGACTGACGCTGCAGAACTGGCGGACGGTGAAGACGCTGCGCTATGCCGGTTGCCCGAACATCAGCTGGCAGTCGATGATCAGCAAGTGCGTGAACGTGGAGCGTGTGCGCATCGAGGGCATCAGCGTGGAAGACGACGGAACCCTGCTGAACCGCTACAAGAACCTGAAGGGCGTGGACGCGAGCGGCAACGCCGTGGACTACTGCGCCCTTGTGGGCACGGTGCAGCTGACGAGCTACATGGACGACGAGGACTATGCCGCCATGCAAGCGAGATTCCCCGAACTGACCATCCTGCAGCCCGACTACTCGATGCTGGAGTTTGACGACACGGTGAGCGACGATGCCAACGTGAGCAACCTGGACAACAGGACGGGCTACAAGTTCGGCACGGACTATGTGGCGAGCGGCCACGTGGCAGCCATCCTGAAGAAGCGTCACAGGGTACTTGCGAAGGTGACAAAGAAGCCGACGACCAGAAATATCACCCATGCCGGTGTGCAGACCACGATGAACAACGGGGACGGCGAGGTGACCATCTTCCCGTTGCACGACGAAGACAGCCGCTACTATGCCGATGCTCAGGAACTGAGCCACTGCACGGCGGCGAAACTGGATGCAAGCGAGGGCGACTGGATGATGTGGGAGCCCCACCGCTGGTTCAAGGGTGTGAACGACTACCTGAACGGCAAGCACTATGCCTGCTGGAGCAGTAACGCGGCAAAACCGAAGGAGCCGGAGTGCACCATTGTGACGCTGCAGGACATTCAGGATGCCGGCAACTACAGGAACGGCTACAAGATAATGAGCGGCAAGGAGACGCTGGCACAGAGCTACACGGCTGATGCGAACTATGCCGTGTGCCGTGTGGAGGTGAGCGGCTACGGCAGGGTACGCTTCCCGAGTGTGCCCGGTACCAACCTCGTGGGCGCAGTCTTCGCAGACGCGAGCGGTAACGTCATCAGTTCTGTGGTGGTCAGCACCCTCGGTGCGAAGTTCGTGGCCGGCATGTACCTGATAGCCGATGTTCCGGCTAATGCCGCATCGTTGAACTTCTCCATCTTGAAGACGGCAGAGTTTGACATGGTGGTGCTGAGCAACAGCACGAAAATTGAGGACATGGAGCCGTACTGGGCAGAGGAGGAAGAGCACCTCTGCGCCGTTGTGGGCAGCAGCGTCGTTGGTGACAAGCTGCGTGCCTGTATCTCAGGCGGCAGCACGACCGCGAGCACGACGTGGACCGACTTCCACTACTATAGCGTTCAGCGCGGTATGCAGCAGATAGACGGTCTGATGCACAACGACATCGCCAACCTGTTCTTCGCCAAGTACGGATGCAGGAACAGCCAGATGCAGTGTGGCGCAGGTTCGCACTCCAACACCAGAACCACTGGTGGCACCGCGAAGCTCGGAATGCAGGACACCGTGAACACCGACGGAACGACTGTCGGAGGCTACGAGGGTAGCGGTCTGGCTTTCTATAAGGAGGTGAACAACGTGGGTGAGACTGTGTTTACCCGTATCAACAACATCAACTGCCTGGGCTACGAAGACATCTACGGCCACAAGTATGACATGATGGACAGCGTGGACGTGCCGAACGACAGCGGCAATGTGGCGAAATGGCGATACCTGATGCCCGACGGCAGCTACAGATATGTTCAAGGCGTCAATGCGAGCGACATCTGGATAACAGGTGTGTCTCACGGCAGATGGATGGACGTGGTGCCGGTTGGTCAGGGTGGCAGCAGCACAACCCACTACAGCGACAAGTATTACCTATCCACATCTGCAGGCCGTGTGGTCTATCGCGGCTTCAGCTACGCGTATGCGAATGGCGGTGTGTCGTGCGCGTATGCGAGTTACGATGCGTCGGACTCGAATGCGAGTGTCGGGTCGCGTCTGGCCTTCCGCGGCAAAATCGTGGTGGCGGAGAGCGTGGCCGCGTACAAGGCGGCAGTCGAGGTAGCGTAAGCGGAAAAGCGAAAACGGGAGCGAAGCGACAAAGCGTAAAGCGAAAAAAGCGTAAAGCGTGATGCCTGAGGTACGAAAACATCAAGAAATACGGGCGTAAGCCCGTCGAAGTTGGTGGAATTTTCGGTAGCCTCGCTGAAAATGAGTACCTTTGCAGTCGGAAAGCTGACAATATGCACTTTTCAGGGTGGAAGCTCCCATAGGCCGTGTGGTCTATCGCGGCAACAACAACGCGAATGCGAATGGCGGTGTGTCGTACGCGAATGCGAATAACGATGCGTCGAACTCGAATGCGAATGTCGGGTCGCGTCTGGACAACAACCAAAGAAACTGAAATCGGCGTACAGCGGCGGGGACGTGTCCCCAGTGCGGTGCCGAGGGAGCCGAGCCCCACCAACAGCGGCTTAACCTCTATAAAGAGAACATGGCACCGCCCATGTGCCGGAAAGGTGAAAAACGGAGTGACGGGTAGAGTTTGGTAGGTCGGTAACGGCTCGAAGAACTTGGACCCACGGAAGGAAGGCTTCGGCCTTCGCAAACAACAATTTTTGAACTATGCGCAGAGAAGGTTACATCATTGAGAAAATCGTTGAGTACGGCAATATGTCGGACTCCTTCGATACGGTGCTCCGAGGCACGAAGCGGAAACGCTCACGCCAGGGGCGCTGGCTCCTTGCGCATAGGGACGAGGTGATACGGGACCTGACGGAGCGTATAGCGTCCGGCACGTTCACCGTGAAGGACTACAGGGAGCGCGAGATTGTGGAAGGCGGCAAGCTGCGCAAGATACAGGTGCTCTCCATGTATGACCGCATCGGCGTACATGCCGTGATGAATGTCGTGGATAGGCACATGCGCAAGCGCTTTATCCGCACCACCTCGGCCAGTATCAAGGAACGCGGGATGCACGACCTGCTGGCGTATATCCGGCGCGACCTGGAGGAAGATCCTGACGGAACGCGGTACTGCTACAAGTTCGACATCTCGAAGTTCTACGACAACGTGCAACCGGACTTTGTGATGTACTGCGTGAAGCGGATTTTCAAGGACAAAAGGCTCATCGCCCTGCTGGACGGCTTTGTCCGCATGATGCCGTCGGGCATCAGCATCGGGCTGCGTAGTTCGCAGGGGCTGGGCAATCTCTTATTGTCTGTATTTTTAGACCACTATCTGAAGGACAGGTACGGCGTGCGTCATTTCTACCGCTATTGTGATGACGGCGTGGTACTCGGAAAATCGAAAGCGGAATTGTGGCTCGTGCGTGACGTGGTACACGAACTGGTGGAGCATATAGACTTGGAGGTGAAAGCCAACGAGCGCGTGTTCCCGGTAAGTGAGGGCATCGACTTCCTGGGCTATGTGATTTACAGTTCCAAGCATGTGGAACTGCGCAAGCGCATCAAGCAGAAGATGGCCCGCAAGATGCACGAGGTCAGGAGTAGGAAAAGAAGGCGTGAATTGATAGCGAGCTTCTATGGCATGGCAAAGCACGCCAATTGTAACATGTTGTTTAATAAATTAACAGGCAAACAGATGAAATCATTCAAGGATTTGAAAGTCGCTTACAAGCCGGAGGACGGCAAGAAGCGCTTCTCTGGTGCGGTGGTAAGCATCAGGGAACTGGTGAACCTGCCCATCGTGGTCAAGGACTTCGAGACGGGCATCAAGACGGAACAGGGCGAGGACCGCTGCATCGTGGCCATCGAGCAGAACGGCGAGCCCAAGAAGTTTTTCACCAACAGCGAGGAGATGAAGAATATCCTCGCCCAGATTAGAGAAATGCCCGACGGGTTCCCCTTCGAGACCACCATCAAGACGGAGACCTTCGGCAAAGGTAGAACCAAGTACGTTTTCACTTAGAGACAATGCAAAGGACAGAAGGAACCGCCGGTGTAAAACTGATTGAATGCGTCAGCCCGGCAAGAAACAAGTGGCGCGTCCGCTGGGACGTGCAGGAACATGAGGACGGATCTGCCGACTACATGGAGGCGGAGTTCGCCCACAAGCCGACTGACGAGGAAATCAAGGCCGCTGTCATTGGCTGGTACAATCAGCAGACCGACCAGACCATCCTGTCCGGCTTCGAGTATGAGGGCGACCCTGTGTGGCTGTCCTCTGAGAACCAGTTCAACTACAAGGCAGCCTACGACCTCGCCGTACAGTCGAATGGTACGACGCTACCTGTGAAGTTCAAGTTCGGTACAGACGAGCAGCCGAAGTATCGGGTGTTTGAAAGACTGGAGGAACTGGCTGACTTCTACACGAAGGCCATGCGTTTTATCCAGGACACGCTGGATGCTGGATGGCAGAAGAAAGATGCGTTCAACCCGGAAGACTATCGGGATGAATAAACTCTGAAGGAAGCCCTTGGGGGTGGGCATAAAAAAGCCCCCAGCCTGTTAAAGTAACGCCAATCACTTATAACAACGAACCCTAATGGAACGCAGCTGGGGGCCGTATGCCTTCCGCTGTTCCATTAGGGATTTTTTCGTTTAATAAGTGATTGGCACTGCAAAAGTACAAAAATTATTTGAAATGACACTATTTGAGATATTAAACTTTAACAAAGAACTTATTGACAGGCTTATTTCGGTCGGTTTTAAGCCCGACGGCTGCCGTTACGTGGCACTTTACGCAGACTATATGAAGATGCACGGACGTGGCGAGAAAGTGACGTATATCGTGACTCTGCTCTCTGACAAGTACAAGGTGAGCGAGCGCAAGGTGTACAACATCATCAAGAAGTTTGAGACTAACTGCACGGCTGGTGCAGTGTGATTTGTGGTAAACTTTCTTTCGTCTCAAATAAGGCTGCTACCTTTGCAGTACCAAATTTTGAGACAATGAGAAAGCAATATCTATCGGCACCGCTTCCTTTTCAGGGACAGAAGCGTATGTTTGCCAAGGAGTACATCAAGGTGCTCCAGCAGTTCCCTGACGGTACGACATTCGTGGACTTGTTCGGCGGCTCTGGCTTATTATCTCACATAGCCAAGTGCCAGAAGCCGCATTCCACGGTAGTATATAACGACTTTGACGGCTATCGCCAGAGGCTTGAAGCCCTGCCTGTCACCAATGCGCTGCTGGCAGAACTGAGGGAGATTGTGGACGTGCCACGCCACAAGCCCATTCTGGGAGCACTCCGTGAGCGTGTGCTGTCTTGTATCCGCAAATATGAACGCGACTACGGCTACATTGACTATATCACGCTGTCCTCGTCGATAATGTTCTCAATGAAATATGCCAACGAGTTCGCTGATCTGGAAAAAGAGACCCTCTATAACAATATAAGGACTACGGACTATGAGCCTTGCCCGGACTACCTCGACGGGCTGACCATTACCTCATGCGACTACAGGGAGGTGTTTGAGCAGTACAAGGACGTGCCAGGCGTGGTGTTCCTGGTTGACCCTCCGTATTTGAGCACGGACAGCAAGACCTACAAGATGTACTGGAAACTGTCAGACTACCTCGATGTACTGACGGTGCTTGCCGGACACCGCTTCATCTATTTTACCTCTAACAAGTCTTCTATCGTTGAACTGTGCGACTGGATGGGTAAGCATCCGGAACTGGGCAACCCGTTTGAGAACTGCCAGCGTCGTGAGTTCAATGCCCACATGAATTACAGCGCGTCCTACACGGACATCATGCTATATACGAAAGCTGCTTAAACAACATTCTAATACCGTTTGAACGATGAACAAATACTACCAGATACTGGGCAAGGTTCTGGAGAAAGGAAAGACCCAGACGAACAAGAAAGGAAATATCCGCTACCTGCTCAATGAGCAGTTGTCATTGACCCCTGCCGACCTGCTCGATATATTCGAGAGTCACGGCATAGCCAGAAAGAAACTGAAGAATGAACTGCAACTGTTTATGCAGGGTGAGCGGAACGTGGAACGATACCGCGACGTGGGCATCAACTGGTGGGACTATTGTGGTTCTGTCCTGGTGAACAGTTACCCGACCTACTTTGAGAAACTGCCCCCACTCATTGCGAAGATAAACCGCGAGAAACGCAATAGCAAGAACTACGTACTATTCCTTGGCGAGACTGGTGCAGAGAGCAACCAAGCCCCATGCCTGAGTCTCGTGCAGTTCCAGATAGACGACGGGGAACTGGTACTGTCAGCATACCAGCGAAGCAGCGATGCGAACCTTGGATTACCGGCTGACATTTACCACCTCTACCTCATGGCTCGGCAGATAGATTTGCCTCTGAAAAGCATAACGTTGAACCTTGGCAACGTACACATATACGAGAACAACCAGGAACGCACACGCCAACTGCTTGCAGGTGATGAGAACGTGAGGTTTGATTTGAACGTCTGAAAATATAAGGAATGGAAACAGAAACGCCCCAGAAAAATCTGAGGCGTTTTGCGTTGTGGGGAGGGAACCCGAAAAAAGAACATTTCGTTTTGCAGAGCAGAACGCTTCGTTTTAATTTTTCGGAACATTTCGTTTTGCGGATTATAAAACAATCATTCCAGGCGGTAACGACGAAC